TTAATTTATTTTTTGATAGAAAAGTTTATTTAAACAATTCTACCGTTATTGAAAATGTCAGCAAATTCTCTCAATTTAACAGTGGTGATTCTGATGTTCCAAATACAACTTTTTATTCACTTCAAAGAGATGATGATTGTGTTGATGGACTCCCTTTTTCTGATATGCGAGAGCAAATGAAAACATGGGACGATACTGCTTCTATTATTGCGGGCTGTGATGTTATAATTACTTCTTGTACTTCAATTGCACACCTCTCCGCTGCTATGGGAGTTCCAACTTGGATAGTTACACCTATAATGCCGTATTATACATGGGTAGTACCTGGCGATACTTCAAGGTGGTATAATTCCGCAAGACTATTCAGACAAGAAAAATATGGTAATTGGGATAAACCATTTGAAAATATTAGAAAAGAACTTATAGGTTTAACTAAAAATATAATTTTGTAATAAAATAATTATATTTATATGTAGATAAACATAGGATAATTAAATGAAATATGCATATGTAGAAAATGGTCAAGTTAAAGATATTAGACAATCTTTACCAAATGTTTGGAGTAATATATCCAATTTCAATACTTTAGACGATAATACAGTCAAAGGATTTGGTTGGCTACCATATACTTTTATAGAAGGTCAAACCGGAGATGATTATATTATACTTGCATCCAATTTTGAAATATTAGAAAATGAAGTAATAGAACACCAAATAACGCGTCTTAAAACGGATGAAGAAAAAGAACAAGATAAACAAAATATGTGGAAAATTGTTCGTGAAGAGAGAAACAAAAAACTGTCAGAGTGTGATTGGACACAATTATCAGATTCACCGCTATCAAATCAAAAACAAACAGAATGGCAAATATATCGTCAATCTCTTCGTGATATAACAACACAACTAAATCCATTTTCAATAGAATGGCCAACTCCACCGGAGGCATAAGGTGAATAACCCTATATTAAAACTTATCCGTGAAATGAACCTTTCCATATTCAATGAAAATGAATTGGTGGATAAGGACATTGTTGTTTTATTTCCTGGTAAATTCAATCCAATGGGTATTCATCAACGAGAAGAATATAATAGATTATGCCGTAAATTCGGTAAAGAAAATGTTTATGTTGTAACTGATGATAAAATGGATATTCAAACACTTCCATTATCATACGATGAAAAGGTACAAATAATAAAAAGACATGGTGTAACGAATGTTATGAAATCAAATACACCATATCATGCAACAGATATTATAGAAAAGTTTGACGGTCAAGATACAATTATAATTTATGCTCTCGGCAATGATGACCTATCAAAAATTAAAGAGTTTAAACGGTTGACTAAGTATAATAATTCTTCTAACCTACCATACAAAGATATTCAAAATCCTTATGTTTATTACATAATATCAAATCATATCTCTTATGATATTCCCAGTTTTGGTGAAATGACACGAGAAACTATTCACAAGGCATTGAGTGATAGAGAAGCAAAACTATCAGAGTTAAAGAGTAGATTTATTTCTATATTTGGTTGGTTTGATGTTAAGATATTCAATATGGTTATTGCCAAGTTTAATGAAAAACGAGGTGAAATGATTGAAGTGAAAAAGAAAAAAGAAGGTGAATTAAGACCACTTCACATGATAACAAGAAAGTTTTGGGATAAAGTATTTGAAAATGTTATAACAGAAGAAATAATAGCTTATCACAGAAGTTCAAAAAATTTTCATAAGTTTGATATATCAAATGTTAGTGTTGATAGTAATAAACAAAGATATGGATATGGGCTTTATTTTTCCGATAATATACCAGATAATCAGTACGGTGATTACTTATACAAAGTAAAACTTTTCAAAGATAAAAAAGATTATGTTTTGATAGATACGAAGAGTCCAGTTGAAGAAAATATAGTTAATAAAATTGTAGAAGCGTTAGATAGGTTGAATAAAAAATCTGATGAAGTTATTGAATTTGCATATAGTGGTTATCTTTTTTATAAAACTTTATCAAGAATTTTAGGTGGTGATAAATACGCTTCTTTATTTTTATTTAATAATGGTGTTGATGGTTTAAAAAGTAGGATAAGTAATAATTGGAATGATTACATATTATTTAATGATGATTCTATAAATATTGAAGATATTAAATATGATAAAGTATTTGAAAATGTTATAACAGAAGAAATAGAACAAATAAATGAAGTAGCAACATTACCAACTGGTTTATTGAAAGAAATAGAACCAGTTGCCGTAGAACTTTTTAAGGAAATCGCTGATTTAATACGATTAGATTCAAGTTTTCTTGGATTTAAGCGTATTTTGCTTCCTAGAGTAAAATCTGGATTTGAAAATCAAGAATATATTACTGCAATCGTAAACCGTTGGATTAAAAACGAAGACTATGTTAAAAAATATGGTAATAAATTTTTTAATGGTATTAAGTTACAATCTGTTGAAATTGAAATTAAAGCGGGACTTGATGCGAAATTTTCTGAAATAACAAAAGTTTTACAGTATTGTTTTAAAAATAATAAAGATGAAGAAAATGCAGGAATCGCTTTGGAAATAGAACATTTACTTGATCCAGATTTTGATTCAGAATATGAATTAAACAATAAAATAAATTATACAAAATTTAATTCTGAGTTGACACAATTTTCTACCAATAGTGATGAGTTTGCCGGCGGTGCTGCATTGGGTTCTGGTATTAAATCTTTAGATAAAGCAGAATTTAGAATATATTTCACATTTGAATTTATTCCATTCTTTGTAAAGATACAACTTGCAAAGCGTGGTACAATAAAAACTTCGGTTGATAGTATAATACAAGAATTTGTTAAGAAAGTGTTTATACCTACTATTGCACACGAGTTGATACATTATGTACAAAGAGTAAAAGAATTTTCTAATTCTCAAAAAATTCACCGTGCATCATATAATCGTTTATCAGCAGATGATTCAAATTATTGGAAAACATATTTATCTGATACTATGGAAATTGGTGCTCATGCAGAAGAATTTGTAGAACAAATGAGAGCTCATTTTCCAATGGAAACTGATAAATCATTATTGAAAATGTTACAATACAATAAAATACCACTCGGTGTATCCGATTCACTAAAAAAATATTACGATGCGTTTTTCAAAGAAATGGGTAATAACCCAAATGATCCAGTTAAAAAAAGATTTATAAAAACAGTTTATCAAATCATAGATAAAAGTTAATAAAGTAATAAAAGGTTATGTTATGGAAATAAAAATTGATAGTTTGCAGGATGTAAAAAAACTTCTTGCAGGTGAACATGATAGTCAACAGAAAGTTCAAGTTGGTTATAATGCCACAAACAAAGAAGATACAGAAATTCGTCAAGTCGGTGATAAATGGTTTGATGATGATGGAAATGAATGGGAACAAAAGAATGGCTATAAGGTAAAACTTGGTAAAGTTTGGCAACAAGAATTACATAAGTATTTGAATACATTTACAAATTGTCCAAAAGAAACTTGTACTTGTGGTATGCCAAAAAGATTAGATGAAAAAATGAGGCGTATTCATGGTATGTGTTTTGATTGTGTAGTTGATATGGAACATAAAATTCGTCTTGAAGGTAAATGGGATGAATATGAAAATAGAAAAGTAAAAGAAAATGCTATTGCTTGGTTAGAAGAAGCAGAGAAAGATAAAAATTTAATAGCTGATGAGTTATCTAGGATGGAATTTAGTAATGATTTCGGTGACATTGAAAAATGGAAAACCAGTATCAATAAAGATGAGCTATTGGAAAAAATAGAAAAAGAGTTTGAAGAATTTAAAAAAAATTTTATTGAGAAATTAGAAAATGAAGGGGAATAAAGTTTTATCAAATGTATTCGTTGGTATTGGTGGAGGTATATCATCAAAACGAGTTATGTTATTTCTTTCATTTTCTATGATGGTTGCAATGGCATCATTATCTATTTTCTACGATAAAAAAGTTGAACAATTTATTTTTGACGGATTTCTTTACATAGTTATTGGTGGTTTATTTTCTGTTGCATCTGAGAGATTTAGTAGTTCATATAGAAAGGTATCTCCAGATGAATACTATCAAGAACCACCAATTGATGATCAAAACAATCGGAGAAGTTGATGAAACAAATAATAGTTGAAAGGGCAGTACCAACAAACAAAAAACTTTATTCAAGTGTAAAATCAAGAATAAAGAAAAAATATAAAGTGTGGCC